AGAATATCAACTATGTTTTCATTATCAGTAATTTATATATTTAATTTATCGTTTGATACTACAAACTCAAGCGTAAAGCGACCATCAGACAATTCGGCTAAGTACTCATTGGCTAACTCTTCAAGTTCTCCAACTAAGTTTTCAATCTTGTATGCAAGTAAACCATTAGTACTAAAAGACTTCTTCAACACATCAAGCTCTGATTCGAGCTTTTGGTTTCCTGCAAGTTTGCCGTCGTACTCTTCTTGTTGCTCAACAAACTCCGCTGTCTGCTCTTGTATAACTTGTATACGAGTGTTTAGCTTTGTTCGTCTTTCGTTTTCTGCCGCATTGTCTGCGATTTCTTTCTTTGCGTTGTGTAATCTGCTCTGAACACTCTGTAACTGATCCTCAAGCTGTTCCTTATCCAAGACATCCGTAGGAAGGTTTCTGTCGAAAGATCGTAACAAATCTTCAAGATCTCTACTAGTTTTTTCATTGCGTTCGAGTTCTGCATTGTTCTCTTTAATCTGTATAATTTGAGATTTAATCTCATCAAGCTTCTCCCGTGCAGATAGAAGTTTAGTCCTTTCGCCTGCAATCATAGCCTTCTCTGCCGAGACATCGATAGGTTGCTTACAAGTCGGGCATACTTCTTTTAATTGTTCTACTTTTTTCAGAGTCCGTTGAGCACCCGTAGCGACTGCCTGTAAAGACCCTAGCTCAGACTGTAAATCATCATACGATTCATACTGAGTTACTTTAGAGCTTCTGATAGCCGGTATATCGATTTGATCGAGTAGTCTCTTGTACTGATTATTCGTATTAATTTTTTTGTTTTTTTCCGAAATATTTTCAATTTCTACCATGAGAGAACTTAAAGCCTTCTCATCTTCAGATGTATCGATTTGTAAATCCAACATGGGTAGTATGAATGTATCACTCAATTTATTATCTTTTAACCATTTTTCTACTGTTGCAAGTTTCCCAGCTATAGTAGAAGACTTACTAGAAACATCTTTAGAAGCGCCTTTAAATACTTCAAATAATTCAACGTACTGTTCTAAGTGTAAGAGGTCGATTAGAAACTTTTTTCTGTTCGCATCTGTAGCAGTAAGAAACTGTAAGCTCGCATTAGTATTTTGATACACTAACTGCGAAAATGTTTTAAAGTCTACTCCAAGAACTTCTTGTACCGTCTTATATGTATTAGTAGCCGTATGGCTAGAAACGTCATTACCGTTCTTTTCGAGTTTTACTTTTATACTTGTTTTACGGTTTACCGTAATTTCATATCTATCCTCATCTTTCGTAAAAGATAAGTAAATATTATAACCATCATTAACATAACGGTTTGGAATGTCTGCTTTTTTGATTCCTTTTGAGTTTTTATTGTACAACGCTTCTTCTATGATTAATGGAATGGACGACTTGCCCATCCCATTAGTGCCAAGGATTTGTGTAACAGTGTTATCGTTTAATTGTAACTCATTTCCAGAACCATAACTAAAGCAGTTATCCCATTTCAATGTTTGTAGTGTAATCATTGTATGTTCCTATGATGTCTGGTATTTTGTCAGGGCTAATTTCAAGTATGTAAGTTAGATACTCTACTAACTCTTCTTGGATAGACATTTCTTTATCCATGATAAGAGATGCCTCTGACTTACGTTTTACTACTTTCTTATCTAACAACTCTGAGTTTTTCACACCTGCTAAGTCTTGTATATCTCCTTCTACTTCATAGATCGTATGATCAAACTCTGTAGCAGTCATTTCTTCACTACTTGTTACCGTTTTGCGAAGTAGTTGTGGCAGTTCAAAAGGCTCCCACATCCAACTCCAATCTTGTGGGTTAATCAAGATATAACCTGTTTTTACTTTACTTCTATGAAAAGAAGTAGTCATAGGGCTGCCTGGATATACAATATTTCGTTGTGTGTTACTATGAGCGTGTAAATCTCCTGCAAATACTACAGGGAAATCTTCGAACATATCTAAATCTACTTCAGGTTTAACGTGTGGTGGTATCTCTCCTCTTACATGCGTAAACAAAGGCTTACTCGTATCAAAATGTTCAATGCTACCCTTTTTGTGTAAGTCTGCATAAGGTAATATACCATATCCTAGACCAGTATCAACGTATGAGATATCTACTACATTGATTAAAGGGTTAATATCTCGAGAAACCTGTTTAAGCTGAGTAAAGAATGTTTTATTCTTCTTAGTAGCTTCATGATTTCCGTCATAAATAATTGTTGGAATCTTTACTCCTCGAATAAACGAGAAGTAAAGTTCTAACTCTTCCATATTCGGAAGACGATCAAAGAGATCGCCTCCGATTATGTGCATACTACATTCTTTTTCCAGCCCATAAATTTGCTGAAAGAACATTTGATAACGGTCTACAGCCCACTTTACTGGAACGTTTTTCTGTCCCAGCTTTATGTGCCAGTCCGCAGTAAATAGGATCATCCTACATTAAACTCCGCATCGAGTGCTTCGTCATCAGTTTCTTCGCCATGATTTCGTACTCTATCTAACAACTCTTTCTGAGCATCTGGAGTAGGGCGAGACATAACGTCGTCCATAGACTTCAGGTCAGCAATAGCTGTCAACTCGTCTTCTGTAAGCGCACGAGGCTTACACTTGAGTGCTTGTAGTTGATATTCTACATTGTAAGGAAGAGGTCCGGTCTTTACTCGCTTGAAACAAATGTCCCAACCAGTATTAGGATCTGTAGGGTCACCCAAGTCTTCAGCAGCAGTAATAATTTGCTCCCACAACTTCTTTTTAAGGTTTACTACTTTAATCTGTCCGTTATCAATGCACTGAGTAGCGTAGCTCCAGCCACACTTCAGGTCAGGGTAGTACTCTCGTACCCAGTCTTTTTCTACATTGTTGAATCTTTCGGAATTTCTATCAAAAGATAGACACTCCATAGGAATATTTTTACCATTCTCGCCTGTAATCCAATAAACGTAGCGAGCAAGAATGTCGCCAACGATACGCATTTTGTTATCGCCGTCTTTATACTGAAATGAGTTGATTGATGATTTTTGGGCTCCGCCCGTTTGATTGTTAAATGATAGTGCCATTAGTGTATAGTCTCCAGTGTGACTTCTTCATAGATGAACGTTATTTCGTCCGGTAGTACTATGAGTAGCCTATTATCGTTAATTTCTTCTAAATCCACAGGACAATGTAGTGAATCTAGCGTGGTTTTGTTATATGCAATATAGTCTGCGTGACTTCTAAGCGAAGCAAGCGCATAGTATATACATAGTTCTTTACTTGTATACTTATAAGAATTGAACAGCAAAAAATCTCCATGAGCGAGAAAACTCGTCCCTGTGAAGTTTTTATGTGAGTATTTATAGATAGGATCGAACTTGTTACGAGGGATTTGACTCTTTATGAGCATTTCCATTATCAAGTTACAAGCAGCAATATTGCCGTCCGCCGTATCAAAAACCTTTTTCCAATCAAATAAGAGCATATATTATACTTTAATTTTACCAAGTTGTCAAGAATTATTTTTCTAAAGGTACTTAATGTTCCAACCCTGTTTCATATAGAACCCGATACGATTTGAGGCTTGTTTTCGAGCCGTATTTCCTTTCAGGTGTATATCTATTACAACAGGACTTATTTTACCTTCTTTTTTCCGAATCACACGCCCAATAAGCTGTGTGAGTAGGGGTTCATTGTTAACAGGAGTGCCAAGAATTAGGCAGCTCAGATTGTCAACAGATATTCCTTCTGAGAAAATTGCTTGCGTACCATAGAGTACTTCCGCATCACCGTAGAGAATTTTATCTATAAGTGCTTCTCTTTCTTCATGCGGAACTTCACCAGTTACACAAATTGCCTTCTCTCCCGTAAGTTCAGCGCAGGATTTTAGAAATGCTACACGATCACTTACGACTAGGACTTTATGCCCCTTTGCAGCGTAGGCTGCCGCTAGCATTGATACTGTATGCCTGTACTCCTCTGTGTTTGCTAGTTTTGTTACTCGGTTAGCCCAAGGTATTCTAGCGCCATCCATGAAACGAATCTCAGAAGGAACAACAGTTATAGAGGGGGTCATATAGTTTTCTTTAGGCGGCTTGAATAGAGTATTACCAAAGTAATCTCGAAACACTACGTGTTTACCGTCTTTTCTTTCTATAGTACCCGATAGACCTATCTTATATCTACAGTAGTTTGTGTCTAGTATTTTACTAAACGTAGGACTACTGACATGGTGCATCTCATCTAAGATGATAGTACCAAACTCTTTCCTTATTTTAGGAATGTTTCGGTAGAGAGTCTGAGTATTGCCAATCACAATAGGAGCATCAAGTTCAAACCTTCCACTACCTATAATGCCAGGTTCAAATCCATAAACCTTCTCTACTTCCTTGGCCCATTGATTTCGTAGAGGCACTGTATGTGTTACTACAAGAGTTTTTTGACCAAGTTTGCCAGCTATGG